CTTGTAAGCGGACTCTAGTGCTTGCTGGAACGCCTGATCGGTTATCTCCATCATGCTGACACCTTCTTGCGAGGCTTCGGCGCTTTAGCAGGGGTCTTGATGTCACCTAGCAGGGCAACAATCTGCAAGTAAAGGCGCTCAGGGTCAATCATTTCGGTGTTGATGCCCTTGAGGGCTTCCAGCATTTCGAGGCGAGCCTTGAGGTGTCCGCGCTTGTAAGCGGCATCTGTTGCTTCGCCAATGGTGGTTTTGAGTGAGTCAAAGATTGGGCTAGACATTAGACAAGCCCCCAAACGATTGCTTTGCGACCCATAGCGCTCTTGCCGTAGTCAATCGGCTTGACCAAGTTGATCTCGGCTAGTTCGTGACGGCGTGAGCGGATACCTGACGAGCTGGCATGTGGCGCGAGTCCGACGCGAGCAACTGACTGGTAACGGTTGACTAGTTCTTCATCTGTTGCTGGCAACTTGAGCAGGTCAAGGATGGCTCGCTTGGTTGCGGTTAGGTTGCTGACTGATTCGGCTGCCTCGTGTGAGGTGATTGGGTCGGTTAGGCGCGCTTTAGGCATTGCGCACCCACTTGACTGCCAGGGCGATTAGTCCGGCAAGCATAACGCCTAGCGTTACTACTCCGAACCAGGCTGGCATCTGCACATTTTCGATAACCCATAGTGCGCCAATAAAAGCTAGGGCGATTAGAAGGCCGCGCATTATGCAGCCACCGCCTGAGCGAACTTCTCGCCAAATGAGTAAGTTGCGAAACCCTGGTAGTTGAGAGCGTAAGCAAGGTTCTGGTTGCTGACTAGGTTGATTAGCTCGGTAAGAGTTGCGCGAGATTCTGATTCGTTTGCACCCTTGCTAACGCGGGTGGTAATCATCTTTTCGGTCATCTGTGATACTGACATTTCATTCCCTTTCGTTTTCAACCTGTCTGGCTGATAAAACTAATGTAGCACAGTTTCACGAAGGGTCAAGCACATTTACAAAGATTTATTTATTACAGTTCTATAACAACAACCTGCGCCATATCGACCAGCCCATAAACCTTGCAGACTCGCAGCTCAACAACCTGAGCATCATCGCGCCAGCAAACCCCTGTGAGGCTGTCTAGGATTGCTCTGGCGAGTTTGTCCGCATCCGGCTTAGTAGTCATCGCCTTGCGCTTCACAGTTTTGCCAGGCACAAAGGTAAAAATGACATCCACAGCAACAGGGCCATCAATGAGGCTCATGTCTTGCACTGACAGCATCACCTCTTTGGCAGCAAGCGAAACAACCGAGCGCCAAGGCTTCAGCCCTTTTGAGGCCTCCACCAAGACAACTCGGTTGCCATGCTTAAAAGCGTTCTTAGATCCCTGCGGTTGCGGTCTACCAAAAGCAGTAAATCTGATTTCCCTCATTAGAAAGGCATGGACTCTTCAAGAATCGAGCCCGGCTGGCGAGGTGCAGGTGCGTTGCCAGAAGGAGTAAAGACTGTTCCATTGATCGACACCTTGACAGACTGACCTGGGTTGCCCTCACGGTCGAGCTTTACCGAACCATCAGCATTAGTCCACTTGTCAATGATAGCAGATAGAGAGCCAGAGAAAGTGCCTTCTGCCCCCTCGCGGAAAGAAACAGGGTTCTCAAACCAAGCGGTATATTTGCGCTGAATGGTTGCCCCATCCTTGCCCTTAGCAAACTCGGTCACTTCAACACCCTTGTCTTGGAAGAACAATCGGGTGGCAGTGCCGGTGACTTCAATGCGCGCCATTAGAAAGCCCCCTTGATGATCGGGCCAGTAGGCAGGTTCGCTGCCTTCTTAGCCTTGCGAGCTGCCGCCTTCGCCTTGTGAGTAGGCCAAAGGATTCGATTACTTGTCTGTGCCATTAGTTTCCCTTTCTAAGAGAGTCATTGTGTATCGCTGGAGAGATGGCTCAACTCACAGCAATCAGTGTGGTTACAGTTTCGCAACCCAACTAAAGGATGCCCGTTGACCAGCGGATTGTCAAATTGGTCAAACTCAGTGCCAGGCAGACAAGGCTTCCTGTGACCGTAGCTGATTGACTTAGCCGGTTTAGCGCGGCAAGAAACACAAAGCAGATCTGTTCGCTTCCGCTTGTCAGGGGAAACAACCCAAGCCAAACCACAGCGGACACACCTAGCCTTGTCCTCAAACCAATCCACGCTTTCTAGCGTAGCGGTTTAGCGAGAAATTAGCACCCTTTTGACATAAGGCTTGTTGTCAATCAAACCTGCGTCAATTGCGGCTTGGTGACAGCATGGCTCACATTTCAGAACCCCAATCCCATGCTTGCAGTTCGGCATTGGTGAGCCTTTGGGTTCAGGTGTTGCGTTTAGGGCAGCCATACGGCGATCATCGGCTTCTTTGGTTGCGATTAGTTTGGCAACTTTGGCAAGGATGTGCTTTGGCTCGACCCAGCGAATGTCTACATCTTGCAAAGCCATCAGCGCGGCTTGACGAGTCTGCTCGAAAGTCAAGTGACCAATGACGAGATGCCAAGCGCCATAGGTTTGCTCGGTGACATTACGCCCATCTGCGGCTGAGATGAAGTCTAGGATTTGTTTAGTTTCTGCTGGTTGCATTTCTATGCCCAATCTGAGTTAGCGGTTAGTTCAGGTGTTTGGCTAAAGCTCGCTAGGAACTTTGCAGAGGCTTGCTCTCGTTGCGCTTCTCGCTGGTTGATCTTGCCTCGCGGTGCGTAAGGCTCATCTGACCATCGGCCCTCGTTCAGCCAGGTTGCTGGGTGTGGGATAAATTGCTTTTCTGGCAAGTTAGGATCAGCAGCTAGTCTTTGCACCCCTGCGAGAATCTCTTGCCAGGTTGCTTGCTTGAGGGCTTTCGATAGTGCTTGCTGCGATGCGCCCTTGCCTACCTTGCGAGGATAAAACTCCCAAAACTCATCAAAAGATTCTTGATGGTTAATATCTATAACTTTAGTTATAGATGGTTCGGGTTCGGGTTCGGGTTCGGGTTCGGGGCTATCCTTTTGCCATTCATTTGCTATCGGTTTGCTATCGCTTTGCTTGCTCCATCGAATAGCAGCGCCATGCTTACCGGCCTCTGAGCGCTTTTCAGACACCTGCTTGCGCTTGTCGCGATACTCACTAGCACTTGGCTGATACTCGCACCAGTCATGAAACCAAATCTCGCCATGCTCGTCACGATCCCACAAACCAACCGAGATAAGCAACTCAACTAGCTCATCCGGTGCGCCCATTTCGTCAAGCACATAGGCAGGGATGTGACCATCTGTGAGTTCTTTAGCGGCAAAGTTGCCAGCCATGAGCCAAAGGCCAATCGCTTGGAAACGGTTGCGGCGTGGAATCTGAATGACCTTGCGAGAGGTTGAGAAGCCGTCATCTACTTTGAACCAAGGCATTAGTTGCCCCCTGCGTAGCAAGCGCACTCGCGGTCTGAGTGAGTAATCCAGGCTAGGCGCAAAGCGCGTTCCTCGCTGATGCTGAGGATGTCAGGGTTAGGGTTGTTGTCGTTCCACTTCTGCCAGTCGCAGGTTACGGATACTGTTGGCTTTTTGCGCCAAATTGTTTTCATTTGCTGCCTATCTTCGGCAGCTAAATCCGCTAGGATTGAACTTGCCGATAGTGATGTTATCGGTTGGGTAGTCGGGGTTTATGTCTTTTCCTCGACTACCCTTTTATTTTAGCATGAGGTTGCTACCTCGTCTTAGATCGTAGCACTATCTTTCAGAAAGATAGACACTTCGCTCATAAAAGTCATCTAGCAGATACCAGCGCCCCTCTGTGGCATACCAGACAGGCTCAAAGTCAGGGTCTTGCCACCGGTCAATCTTCCAACCATTCTGGCGCGCATAGTCAGCCATCTCAGCATCTGATTCAATCTGGCTATTTAGGGCAGAGCATAAGACCACAATGTTGGAAGGCCTGTCTAATAGCTTTGATCCGCCCATGCCTCGCCCAGCGCGGTGCTGCGGAGATAAGCGCTCGGTTTCGCCACAGTGAACACAAGCCCCATCTCGGCGCAGGAACTTAGACCAGGTTGCTTGATTCATCGGAGGGTTTTCAGCTCAGTTTCAATGAGTCGGCTTTGAGTCTGCAAGCTCATCTGTGACATCTCTAGCGCCTTCATCTTTGATTTACACCTGTTCCATTCAGCCTTAGCCAAATCCACCGCCAATCGCTCTTCAGCGGTCTTGAGAGTGGCAATCTGCTTCCTATCCTCGACAGTTCCCTGAGTGTTGATATAGCAAAGGGCATAAGCGCGGTCTAACTCGGTCTGGCGGTCAGCAACCTTGCACTCGGCATCATAGGTTGCATTTACTCCCTTCTGAACCTCAACCAGTATGAGGCGCAGTTCGGTTGTTAGGGTCGAAATACTCGCCTCGCTGTGATCGAAGGGCGCGGTCGAAAAGGATTGGCTTGAGTTCCTCGGCGCTGTTTGGGTTGCCGGTTGCGAGGAGTTCACTATGCAATTCCTTTAGCTCGAGTAGGCTCGCCCACAGAATCGCCCTGTCCACCAGCGGCATTGCCATAAGCCTTTATCCTTTCAAGAACATCGGCTGGAACGCGCGCGCTAACCGCCTGGCTGTAAAGAGTGCGAAGGTCATCCACCGCATACTTCAATGCTAACTGTTCAGCCTCGCCAACCCAGTCGCGCGTAGCCTCGTAACTGAAACTGTCAGGGTCAGGCTCATCAGTAGGCAAGGCAAGCACCTGCAACAGGAAGGTTCGGAGGGCAACAGACATAGCCTTAGCGGTTGCCTTATCGCCCGAGTCAAAAGCCTCAGCTGAAACAGAGCCAACAATAGGCTCACCGTCTAGCCCATAAATACCGAACTGCACAATTAGGTGAACGACATTGACAGTCGAACCCTTAGCGGTCAGAGCGGTTGAGTGTGATGCCTCTTTGATTTCTGGCAAGATAAAACCGCCAGCCGATCGCAGGGCAGGGCCAACCTTATTGACCACCGCATCAATGCCTCGGAAGTTGAAACCTTGAGCAGAGTTGCGGTCGCGCTTGGCAACCCCCTGCACTTCATGCATGACAGCCAGAATGACCTCGCGAGCATTAGTCATTAGTTTTTTCTCTCAATCTGTTCAATTAGGTAAGGAATGATGCCCATCTCTGACCCACCTTTGTCATACTCTTCTCGCAAGACATTGATAATGCGCTTTTGTTCTATGCGCATCCAAGCATTAGCATTTTGTGGCAATCTAATCTGACCAGCTTCAAGACCTCGCTTAAAGGCAAGAACTTCTAGCCTTTTCTTTTCACTCATTAGTTTCCTACCTTCTCAATAGTTACTTCATCGCTGTAAAGGGTTGCGCTTAGTCCGGCAACCTGAATCCAAAAAGCATCAGGCTTGTCAGCAACCTCGCCTGTCGCAGTTACGACACCCTGGACACCTGTGATGCCATGCCGCTTAGTGTGGATTGATACAAAGACCAAATCCCCTAGTAAAACTGTCATTTCTTTGCTCCCTTTTCTACCTGTATAAATGGGCTTCCAGCCCCTCGCTGTTGCCGTTTAGCAACAACAAACTTCTCACCATCAACATCAATGAACGCGGTCTTAGCCTTGCCCATCTGGTCGAGTGTCCGAGCCTTTAGTTCGTTCAGCTCGGCAGTCAACTCGTCAATTCGTGTAGCAGTGTTTACTAAACCTATACCAAGCAACTCTGCAATCTCAACTTCTGAACCATCAATCTCAGGGTTGATCTTGCGCTGTGCTTCCAGTGTTGAGGATGCCCCATCAAACTCGGGTGGGCGCAACTCAAGCACTCGGCGGTGGAAATCCTCCACCTTGTCAGCGATAAAGGCAGCCTCGAAGTCATCACGCTCGATAAAGAACTCCATGTAACTTGACCCTGCGAGCGCCACGATAAAGCCTTGCCCGAAGCCGGTCACATTGAGATAGTGAAACAGTTGGGCGCGGTAAGCCATCGGAGGCTCACTCCAGTAGTCGCGTGAGAACTTGACCTCGACAACGCCCCAAAGCCCTGACTCGCGGTGACGGTATACGCCATCCATGTTCGCGTGTAAGTAAGGCTTATCCTTGTTCGCGTAAGTGCCTACGGTATAGACATCAAGCTCAGGATGTTCCTCAGCAAAGATTTGCAGGATAGGTGACTCAAGCAGAGTGCCTAAGCGCATAGACATCGAAGGCTGAACATGGTCATCTATCTGGCCTGTTGCCTTGTAATACCTTGCCAGCGGACTTTCCCAGGCTGAGAAGCCACAGATAGCGCCAACCTGTGATCCGCCGATAGCCCCAGGCTGAGAGCGTAGCTCGTGCCATTCAGGTGAGCCATTCTCAAAATCACCCAGCAGCACCGCATCGCCTAGTGTTTCGTCTTTCAAGTGTGTAATCATGTTTCCCCTTTCAAGAACAGGTTAGGGGATAACTCAGACAATTAGGTAATCAGCCAGAAAGAAACTAACCTAAAGGGATGCAGATTTTCGCCTTTGGCAATCAGGATGCCGAGAAGTCCTATCGCAAACTAATGGAAGCGATACTGGCTAATGATGGCGCTGAGTGCGCGCAAGTGCCAGATATCTTTTATCCCGAGGACTGGCAAGTGTCGCGCAATGTTGATGTCGCGCTGGCAAAGCAAATCTGTGGGCGCTGCCCGATGAAACTAGAGTGCCTTGAGTATGCCTTACCAAACGAAGATCATGGCATCTTTGGTGGTCTTACAGCGCACGAGCGCAGACAACTGAGGCAACTATCGCGCCTCGGTTCTAATCCTTCTTAGAGGCTTCCTGTGCCTTCTGGACAGCATCCTGTGAGGCTTTAGCAACAGTCGAGCGAGTGACAACACCAGTAGTTGAAATCGCATAACCGATTGCGCCGATAACACCCAGCATTAGGGTTGCCCAAGCGATGACCACACCATTGAGCCATGAGCCGGTAACAACCGCGCCCACACCTGCCGAAGCACCAAGGATAAACAAGAACAAACCAAAACCGCGCCATAGTAGCTCGGCAACAACTAACCAAACCTGCTTCACTCGCTTCACTTCAGCGCATCCTTAATGGCCTTGCGACCAGCCTTTGATTCATCAATGAGTTTGAACAAGTCGCGCTTTGCAGCTAGACCTTGACTTGATGGCACAGGATTCTTAGCCATAGAAGCATGAAGGTGATTAGCGCCTGAAGCCGACAGTGCAGATCCAGTTGCACCAATCTTGCCGATAACAAAATTTCCCCCAGTAACCATCTGCCCAATAGTCAACTTCGGCTTCACAAGCATATGATTGTATTCAATAAACTCGCCATCATAAGCGCAGTTATCAGCGCAAATAATCTTGACAATTGCAGACCAACCAAGAGCAGGGTTATTAGTTACAGCAGTCACCTGACCGGCATGAATTGCGAGGATGTCTTTGCCCTCTGAACCATTGCTGAAGCCCCAGTCACAACCCAAATGAGGGTGCTTGCGATAAGGGGCAGTATTACCCAACTCATCGCGCCTCTCCCAACCAACTCCCTTAACAGGTTCAAAAAAGCATTTCATTAGCCAACAGCTTTGATAATTGCGAAAACAACACCGCTAGAAATAGCAGCTGATAGGATGCCTGTAACCCATGCGCTTGACCAGCGAGCCTTCTCAAGGTCACGCACTCGCAACTCTAGATCGGCATAGTTTTTGACTGTTGCTTTGATTTCAGCCAAGTCTTGAACTATCTGAAACAGCATCTTATCGCTGGTAGGTTCGCCCACAATCATTCCTTTAAGTTGTTATCGTTGCGTAGGCGATGATACTAGTTTAGTGCAGAGGTTACTTCGTCAACTGTGAGGCCAGATGCGTCAGCCAAAGCCTTCAACACAGCCGCTTTTTTAGCCTGTGCTTCTGCTTCTGCCGATTCACGTTCAGCCTGTGCCTGAGCTGCTAGTTCAGCCTGAATAGCAAGTTCAGCAACCTCGGCGTCAGTCAGTTCAATTTCAGTTGCGATACCGGTCGAGCAATCGACCTCTATGCGGGTTGGATTAGCCATTTGTGTTGCCTTTCTTATGCTACGGTTGCGCCAGTAGCGCCTGATTTGCTAATGCCGTAAAGGGTTGCTGAAGAATATTGAGCAAAGGTATTGCCCCCGATTTGCATATCTAAATATGTCACGGGGTCTGCGTAAGCCTTGCCTGATGCGATTTGCTGATACGCAGTGCTGCCATTATTCTCTGACACGCACTCCATTGAGTACGCCTTGACTTGGCTATTCGCATAGTTCGGAATATATGTTGTAACCGATGAAAAGGTATTAGCGGTTTCGGCAGTAGTGTCCACTAAGCCAGCAATGCTTACTATGCTGGATGAGGATGATGCCGCTGACCCGTTTCCCCTTAGCCAGATAACATTTTGTGCGTACTGACCCCCCGGAAGGCTTACCTGCAATACGCTGTTAGTTCCGGCGCTCCGCACAGAGGCTACAAGCATAAGGTCTGTGAATGTCTGAGGAATTGAGCCAAATGAAATAAATGCGGCCCCACCAGCCCCAACATCAACCTGCGCGATTTTAGTAATAGCCATTATCCAAGCACCCCATAAAGTGTGAAAACTGATCCAGCAGCAATATTGCCAGTATTAAAACTGAACTGCAAAGAAGTAATAGCAGCAGTATCAGCATAACGGTGAGCAACCATGTTAGTTCCTGAAAAAGTGCCAGAAGGAATATTGGTGCGCTCAAGAAAACTCTTATGCTTATCGGTCGCAGAATAGTCTAAGAAGTGTAAAGTCATGTTGCTAAGACCGGAACTAGTAGCCCAAGCACTCGAACCGCCAAGGAAAGCATAAGCAGCATTAGTATTAGAGCTGCTATTCGCATTGCTACCATCACCATTGGCATAGACATTGTTATAGATAGAGCTTGCATTGCCATTAATTCTTAGTCTTAAAGAAATAAAATCTGCTGTTGAGATTGGTTGCGCAACTAGCATCAAATCGCGATAAGTTCCAACAATGCCAGAGAACGTAACCGTGGCTTGAGCAGCGCCAAGTGTGATTGTTGCTAGTGGTGTCATTGCATTGCCAGCCATTTAGTTCCATCCATATAGTGAGAAGCGCGCACCAACAGCGAAAGTTGGTGCGCCACCAGTCCAAAGTTTCAAATTATTGACTGCTTCAGTAGATGTATCTAAACCAGACGTGAGTCCAACTTGATTGTTACCCGAAACCGCTTGACCCCACAACATACGATATGTTTTTGCTTTTGTTGTCTGTGAATAATCAAGCACATCAATAATTCCAGCAGAGAATACGGTTGTGCCATTTGTATCAATAGCACCTCCACCACCATTGAACCAGTAACCTGGAAAATTGATATTTGAGTTAGATGTTACTGCAGTGCCATTACCAATTAAATAATGCACAGCGGCAGAGTTAGCGACTGAATGGTTGTTAGCAGTAACGTATAGATAACCGCTAGTATTTTCATGCCAAGTGACACGAATCTGCAAATGACGGAAGGTGCTAGGAATAGAACTAAAAGTCACCGAACTAGCCGATGAGCCGAGCACCTGTGTGCTAATCAACTGAAAATCTGCAGCCGATGCACCGCCACCAGCACCACTCGCAGCCCAAAAACCAAGAGGGATAAGCATCAGGCAGTAATGCTTCCAATAACTCGGTAAGAGTTAGCCGCAACCTTGATAACCGAAGCGCCACCATACTGAGTGCTAATTTTAAAAGTAACCGCAGTGCCAGCAGTTCCAGCACCTGCCCAAGTAGTTACACCAGTACCAGCAGCCAAGCTCACAGTGCCAGCCCCATCACGGATGACATCAATGCGCTCACCAATCTCCAACAAGTCAGGAATGGTGATAGTTGTTGCTGAAGCATTAGAGCTAATAAAGGTCAGGTTGTGGTCTGAACTGGTAGCGGTGTAAGCGGTCACAGTCGAATTAGTGATGCTTGAGTAGTTGATACCCTGCCAAGAGTTATGGCAGTAAAGGTCTAGCTTGTCAGTCACAGTGTCATAAGTCATCATGCCATTAGAGGCAGTAGCAATAGCAGATGAGCGGGCAGCAGTGCCAGCAAACACCATAACAGCCTGATCCATTAGATAACCCTGCACATTGGCAGCGGTCAGCACCTCACCTGCGGTGAAAGTTTTACGGCCTAAACCTGGCATGATTCTCCTCTGTTAGCCAACTGTGGCTATATCTAGTTTACCAAAGACTGCATCATTAAGAATGAGTCCAATATAATCGAGTGTTGAGAAGCCCAAAGTTACCGAGTGACGGCGCACATCTGCGCTGTGACTGATTGAAATAACTTCCGCATACTTCTGAATTGCAGGGGCAATACCATTCGGGGTGAACTTGATATTGCAGACCGAACCAATCTCAAGGTCGAGAACCTGATTTGCCTCGGTGGTAGTGATTTCATCAAGGTTGATTGTGACAGCCTCAAAGCGGAACTCAGGGGCAGAGTATTGCTTGACAAGATTAACTGCCAAAGCATCGACATCAGCATTGTAGGCACTGATCAGGTCTGTATAAGTTAGGGTCTGCACACCATAAGCCTGTTGGCTGTCAGTGTCATTAGCAATCGCTGTGCCACCAGCAACAATCGAAGAAGCCACAACCTGGTTGTAAAGAAGCTCTGAACCATAGACAACTTGCATACCTGTGTATTTGATACCAGTTGCATCATCGGCAAGAGTAACCATAGTTGCTGAAGAAGGCTGGACACCATTCTGATCTTTATATGTGACATAACCATTTTTGCCAATGAAGAAGCGACCGCCCTCTGAGCGCTCAATGGTTTGCAGATAGGTAAGAGCATTGGCATCGACAGGGATGACATCCGCACCGAGATAAATCTCACCTGAATCAATGGCTCTGGTTTCAGCTGGCCACTCGACATCGGTCGATGACAAGATGCTGTTGATGCGCGCACCAGTCAATTGGAGGGTTGCTGTGCCACCTGTAAGTGTTTGGTTGGCTAACTGTGAGAAGCCATCAGAAGAAGCCGCTAGTGCGGTGCTGTCACCTTGAGGCGCATAGTCAAGATTCCAGTCATCAATTAGACCGCGGTATTGAACCACGCTGTTGGAACTGATGCGGATCTCTCGCTTAGGAACAATCTGCCCATAAAAAGGTGAAGCAGTAAAAGTTGGGTCGAAGGCACGGTCATTGTTGTTCAAAACAACCGAAGCAACACCAGCCTGGAAGGTGTCCAACTGGCGCGACTTACCTCGACGGATGCTGTAAGAGCGCACTCTTGAGGTGATGTCATAGAAGGTTAGACCGCCCAAAGGCCAAGCAGGGTTGTCGAGCTGACCAGCAACAGGGTCATTTAGGGTTAGGAATGGCCCGCCGGCAGTTGTTAGGTCAAAACCAATCTCAACTTTTTCAGTGACTGCCATGCTACAAACCTAGCACTCGAGTAAGACCAGCAGAGCCAGACTGCTTGGTATAAGTGCCAAGCGCATCAACAATGATGCTAGGAAGTTCCTGCTTGTTAGCAATTACACCAGCATTGACAGCGACATTGATAACAGTGCTACCTGTTGGGGTTAGACCTGTTGATGTTGAGCGCCCATAACCGCGAATGAAGTCGGTGTTATCCATGCCCAAACCAGCGGAGGCTGCTGATGCATTGAAGTTTGGAAGCATCGCAGTGTTGAGCATTGAGCGGAACTGGTTAGTAAACAGGGCAGCCATAGCGGTTGCGGTGTCGATGAGCTTCTGATCTTCAGAGCGCAAACCCTCAATGAAACTGTTGGTGATATCTTCACCGAGCGCATACAAGACTGGGGTTGTGGTTTCAGCAATGCTAGATCCAGCATCAGACAATTCTTTGAATAGCCCATTGAGCTCGGTGACGGCATCAGCGCCACCAGCAATGATGGCTTCCGCGGTAGCATTACCACCCTCCGCACCAGCATCAACAATCTGCTTGAACAGGTTGCCGTTTAGACCCAGGCTCTTTAGCTTGGTTAGGTTGCTTGCGAAAGCCTTAGTCTTATCGACCAGTTTCTTGAAACTATCAGCAAGCCCACCAGACACAACCTCATCAAAGGTCTGAGTGGTAGTTAGGGCAATGCCATCAATCATCTTGGTGACAGACTTAGTAACCTGCTTAGTTTCAGTCTGAAGCATCGAAGTGATATTGAGTGACCCCATGATGCCTGAAGTTACCGATTGGGCAATGCTAATCTTCTTAGCCAAGACATCGCGCTGTTTAGCAATGCCCTGAAGCAAAGCCTTCTCTTGGTCTGCATAAGCCTGAAGCGAAGCCAAAGCCTTAGCATCAATCAGCCCACCCTTGAAGGCGTCATCAGCGGCTTGCTTAATTGAATTGAAGGCATCTGAGGCTTCTTGCTCGAACTGACCTAGTTGAGCGCTGAGTTTGAAGGTAGCCTCAAAGCCCTTAGCGGTTTCATCAAATGACTTGTTGAAATCATCAATCGAAGTCTTGAGGTCATCAAAAGCCTTTTTAGCTTCTTCCGCTGCTTTCTTAGCCGCATCAATAGCAGCCTGACGAGCTTTGGCCGCCTTGTCGGCAGCAGCCTTAGCAGCCTTAGTCGCGGCAGTAGCACCCTTAGCGCCAGTGCCATCTCCGCCGCCTAAAATATCTGGAATTACTATGCCGGCGCTAACAGCATCGGCCTTCGCCTTAGCCTCAGCAGCCTTAGCCATGGCCGCAAGGCGCTTGGCATCATTATCAGTTCCCTTACCGCCCCAGATGCTTTTGATGGTGTCATCAAGACCATTCTTAGCAAGAAGGCTCTGAGCATACTTCTTATCAGCCTGAGCCTTGGCAAACTTACCAGCAGCAGTGCCAGCCTGGTCATAGGCATCTTTAGCCATGAAAATCCAGCCAACTAGACCGGCAATTGCAGCACCCATGGCAATGATTGGATTTAGTGCAAGTGCGCCAGTGAACAAACCAGTTGCCACAGTTGCAAGAGTCATAGCAAGCTTGACTGCTTGAATTGCCTTGCTCATAGCCCACATAGTTGCTACAAAAGTTGCAATCTCTTGCATATGCTCGATTAGGAAGCCAATGCCTCCAACAATCGCCTTAAAAAACTCTTTCCAGTCAACAGAATCAACCGCTGCCTTCAACTGTTCGCCAAGAAGAGGAATCATCTCCTGCAAGACTGGAATAATCTCTGCCAATGCTGGTCGAACAGCATTGCCTATCTCAACCTGCAAATCTGCAAAGGTCGCAGTAAGGGTCTTAGTAGAGTTACCGAGGTCATCAGAATATTTAGCAAAGTCACCCTGTTGCACCTGAGTTGACTTGAGAATAAGGCTGTATGAGGACAGCATCTTTTGCTGATCACTAAGAGCGCCAGTGCCATTGTAAATTGCTAGGTTTTTGGCTTCTTCTTTTAGCTTGGCATCAGTTAAGAAAATGCCATACTTGCGAAGCGGTTCAGCCTGACCTTGCAAACCAGATTGGATATCTGCAAGCACCTGAGTGGTTGGAATCTCATTAAATGAACCAAGGTCACCAGCGAGCTGAGTTAGCGAGGTTGCGAAGTTAGCAGATGATTGACCCGCTAGACCGGCAGAGTTAGCAAACAAGCCGAAAGTCTTGGCTGCGGTCAGCGCTTCGGTGGCGGAAAGACCAGCAGACTTAGCGGCATTTTTAGAGAAATCAGCAACAGACTTAGCGGCGCTACCGAAAACCTGCTCGACACCAGTCATCTGAGCAAGATAGTCAGAGCTTGCCTTTACAGCACCAACCAGACCAGCAGTAGCACCCGCAAGAGCGCCACCAACAGCCATATCAAGACTGCGACCAATAGAAGCACCCAGCGCCGAAATCTCGCGCTGTGCCTGTCTTAGACCCTTGTCATCAAAGACTGTTTTTAAGGGTATGAGAATTGACTGGGCCATTAAATGCCTTTCGAGTTAATGCGAGTATAGGCTCTGCGCAAAATCTCTTCGATTTTATTGCGCACCCCAGGAATAGATGACTCGGCGGCTGGCCAGATAAAGCGAGAAGCAGAGCCACCAATCTTGCCCTCAATGCCACTAAATTGACCATTGACTCGGTGACGGCGAGTGCCACCCTTATATGAATAGGTGCGAGTGTAGCCAGAACCTTGGTAACCAGCATTGCGGTAGCGACCTGAGCGACCACCCATATCGGCAAGCATTACCGCAGGGTTACCTACTCGAACTCTTACCAGGCTCGAGACATTTGACCTGCCAGAAGAAGAGGTGCGGAACTCTGCCTTGACATCAAGCGCCTTGTGAGAGCGACCCTTGCCATCAATTGCATTGTTCCAGTTGAGGCGCGCACCTGAGCGCAACATTCCGCTATTAGGGGTAACCCGAGCAATAGCGCTTTTGACATCTGTAACAGTGTCCTGAGCGGCTTCTTTCGCATCGCGCACAAGTTGAGTTCGCAATACAGGCTCAATTGCCCGCAAGCGCTTCTGTAATTCTCGGACATCAGTGACGCTGAATGATCCTGCGGTGACATCCTTACCGCGCGCAAACTTCGCGATTTGAAATTTAAGGATTGGTTCAGCCATGCTTCTATTCTACCGCTTGAAGAAATCTTGTCTTATTTGCTTGCTTGCTGTGTAACTTGTGCTACATTAGACATATCAGCAACACACACTGAAAACAAAGGGAGAACCAAATGAGCATCAACCGCGAGAACTACATCGACAAGACACTAGCCACTCCAGCTGTTTACAACTACACCCAGTCGGGCGAGAACTACACAGTCATCTACCAGCCAATGGGCTACTGGGATGAGCATGGCGAAGTTGTGGCACACATCATTGAGATGGGCGATGACTTTGCTCTTGCAGATGAGGCAATGCTTCTAGAGGGTGACTACCTTGACCAGACAATCAACTGGTCAACTGAGGCGCTAGAGGTTATCAAAGGCGATGCCATCCCTCACAGCAACCCATACTGGCAAGCGCTAGTTGTTCGCCTTGCCTACAATGCCATTACCAGCGCAGATGAGTTCGCAGACATGGTTCGATCAGGTAAGTTCACAGCCGAGGAAGTTCAGCGGATGCTAGACCTCGCAGCTGGGGCGGTTTTGAATGGCAACCAGTTCAGACTTCAAGGCTTGCAAACCATAGCCGCCTAGACAGAAGAAAACCCCCCGAGATAATCAGGGGGTTTTCTTTTAGCCTTTGGGCAGGTTACGGCTAACCAAGTATCTGCCCATTGTCCAAAGCATCCGCTCACTCTCCTGCATAAGCACTTGAGGGGCGATGCCTGTCTCACAAGCAAGGCTGGCGATAAACCAATGAGCGGAACTATCGCCAAGCCCGACTATTTTGGGGAAGACTCAGGCCCTACCGAAGCTACATCCGCCAACCAAGCATCGAACTCTTTGCTGGTTAGTTTCTGCCGGCTCAAAGAAGTCCAGGCAAGCCAGACTAGGTGAGTGAACTTCATTTCAGACTCGAGCTTAGTAACACTCAGGTTGAACTTGTCCTCGAAAGCAACAAGATCAGGGGCGGTCGCAGAAACTTCCTGCGACTCACCAGACACAAACTCAATGCGCAGGTTAATCTTCATGAGTTAGAGTCTACCTGAAATTAAGCAGTTGCGCGGGTGATAGTTCCTGCTGAGTTCCAGGTTACTGAAAGCTGGGCTAGGTCGCCGACAGAGCTCGCGAAAGGCTGATATTGTGATACCAAAAAGAGGCCAGAATAGCTCGGATTGATCGCCGATACAGTCGCCGAGGTAGGCGTGATCGTCACAGTTGCAGAGGTATTGAACAGAGGGAATAGGGTTGCATCAACAGATGAAGCACCGAAGTCCTGGTTGAAGTTCAGGGTGATTGAACCCGACTGAAGTCCTCCAGTTACGGTGCGCCATGCGCCGCCGAAAGCGGTAGTGTCAACCTCATCGCTTGAAAGCGACAAGTCAACAGAGGTTAGCGATGACGAAAGGTTAGTGCCATTGACAGTCACCTTGTAATCAGTAGCAACAAACTTTGCCATTGTATTTCTCCTAGTTAGTTAGCCTGAACAACCAAGTCAAACTCGGCTGCCAAGTAGGTATTTTCCGCTATGGTAATTGATCCATAGTTTCTCATGCCGGTCACTACGCAGTCATATGCATTTCCGCTTAGTGTCCTATCTGATTCTACCGCAACCTTGATACTGGCAGTCCCTGTTGGGGAACAATAAGCATCTAGGCTTGCTTGCGAAGTGCGCTCAGATACGCGCCCAACAACCACAGTGACTGTGAAGTTGTAAGTATTTAGACCACCCGAGCTGAAGCTCTTGTGATAGTCCACAGTGCTTGGAGCAACAATGGCATAAGGCGGATTCACATTGTCGGGGATAAAGCCGGTTGCAGAAGTGCGAAGCCCTGAGATAGTGCCAAGGTTAGTGGCAATCCCCGTGCGAAGTGAAGCAATCGAAGCCATTAAGCAAACTTCACAATCTTATAAGGGTCAACCAACTGTGCGACATCTGGATCAAGCTTAGAGCCAACTCGCATAAAGCCGAGGTCTGGTGAAGAAAGCACACCCAGCGGTGAGTCTAGGCGCTTGAAGATGCGGCTTGCCTGAATGATACAGGCTTGCTTGATAGCAATAGGGATAGCAGCCCAGCCCCAAACACCAGTGACCTTGACCAGACCCTCGCCATTTAGATAAGGGAAGGTGTAATCCTGGATGGCGCGAAGGCCATTGTAAGGAACAGCCAAACCATCGATGCGCCCATTGAGCGGAAGCAACTCATAATCGGTGCTTGCCCAAATGGTGTCATAAGAGCCATCTGCCGAGAAATCGGTCGCAATCTGGGTGATGCTAGTCGCATCATCAATCTGGCAAACAAAGTCATTGTCAGCTGCGAAATAGCGAGCAGTTGCTGATCCCTGAGTATAGAAAGAGCGCGCGGTGTATGAGTCTAGAAGTCTAGATGCCGATTCGATAGCCATCTCAAGCAGTGAGTCATCAATGGTGTCAGTGATGCGCAGGGCAGCCTTTACCTCTGCAAGAGTCGAATAGCCATTTGTAATCATGCTTCTATTCTATCGCTTGGCTAGTCTTGCCTTTATCTCGGTTGAGCTGATGCCAGCGGTGTAAGGAATATAAACAAGCCCAATGCCTCGCTCATCTAACCAGTCTTGGTCAAAGCCCATCTGGGAATAGTAGTCGCGCCTAGCCCAGTCTGACCCAATCACAACTAGATCAGGCTTCACCATCTCAATCGCTGGCTTGCTATCTGCGCCCCCAATATTGGGAACAACCTCATCAACCCATTTGCACCCTAGCAACACAGCAGCGCGCTCGGCATAATTCATCACCAGACCCTTGCCCTTATAGGCAAGAATAAACTCATCAGTATTTAGGCTGACCACAACCCTGCCACCTAGTTCCTTGCACCGCTTCAGAAAAGCAACATGGCCAGAATGGAACAAGTCAAAAGAGCCGCCAGTGTAAACAGTTAATCCCATCGGTTATTCCTCCGAGTCTTGAGAGTCCAACCACCTTGGCTGAAATCACCATCCATTTGCTTCTCATCGAACAGGCGCGAGTTAGCTCCGAAACTCCGATGATTCATTTGCTGATAACCGCTGTTTAGAGTGGAGCTGTTGTCATGGTGAACAACCGCATCAATGGTCTTGATAGGCACACCATGGTGACGCACTCGGCGCTCTAGGTCATTGTCATCAAAGTAGAGCGGATAAAAGCGCTCATCATAAAGCCCAACCTTGTCAATCATGCCCTCGCCGAAAACAACCGCAGACCAGGCTGTGTTGATCTGCAAGAAGTTCAGAGCCTGAGTGTCTACCTCG